TAGGATATTTTGGTGGAAGTAAAGAGGAAATTGAAGAGGCTCACATGAAAAATAGACAAGTACTTCTAGAACAACACGGTATTAAATATCATGGAGAAAAATAATGGACAAGAATGAAATATTTGAAGAAACTAAATCTATTGAGAAACGAAAAAGGATGACCTTCTGGGCAAGATCAATCTTGTCTGGGACAATTTTGGGAACATTTATTTTTCTAATTGCGTTATTGTTTTTTGCTGAATTAAAACCAGACTCTAGAGATTTAGTTAATATTTTGCTAGGAGCCTACGTGGCTGTCTTGGCAAAGAGTACTGATTACTGGTTCAAAGACAAAGATGATCCAGAACATATTGAATCACGTGAACTGAGTAAAAATGGAAATGGTGATATGTAATGGGTATTAAATTAAATAATGCCATAATTTTTATGGAGAAAATTGAAAATTTAGTTCAGTCCACTCATATGACTTACATTGATGCGGTAGTACATTATTGTGATGAAAATAAAGTGGAACCAGAAATAGCAGGTAAAATGGTTGGTGGAAAACTGAAACAAAATATACAAGATGAAGCAGAAAATCTACATCTTATTCCAAGAACCTCAAAACTACCAATATGAAAGGGGGGTTGACAAATTAGATTAGTATGATATACTTATAGTATAAGATGATTAAGTGAATAAATCACAATACAAATAATACAACGCAATACGAAATATACGAAAGGTAACATATGTCGTTCGCAGAAATGAAGAAAAAACGTGGAGATAAACTTCAAAATCTCCTAAAAGAAACCGCAAAATTAAATTCCCCCTCTGGTGGTCAAGGTGATGATGATCGATTTTGGCGTCCAGAATTAGATAAATCAGGTAACGGAATGGCTGTTATCCGATTTTTACCAGCTCCTGATGGAGAAGATTTACCATGGGCACGAACTTGGAATCATGGATTTCAGGGGCCTGGTGGCTGGTACATTGAAAACTCCCTTACTACTCTTAGTCAAAAAGATCCAGTGAGTGAACACAACTCTCAACTTTGGAATTCTGGTGTCGAGGCAAATAAAGATATTGCTCGTAAACAGAAACGTAGACTTACTTATATGGCTAATGTCTATGTAGTTAGTGATCCTGTTAATCCACAAAATGAGGGACAAGTTCGTCTGTACAAATTTGGAAAGAAAATTTGGGATAAGGTTAATGATAAGATGAATCCTGAATTTGCAGATGAAACCCCAGTCAATCCATTTGATTTGTGGGAAGGTGCGAATTTCAAAATAAAGATTCGTAAGATAGATGGGTTTTCAAATTACGATAAGAGTGAATTTGCTACTCCAGGCCCACTTGATGAAGATGAGACTAAAATGGAAGATATTTGGAAAACGGAATATTCATTAGTAGAATTTACTGATCCAAAGAATTTCAAGTCTTATACTGAATTGAAAGAGAAGTTGGATAGAGTATTGGGTTTACAAACTCAACCTTCTGTCGAGACATCACCACCTCCTTTTGATGGGGGTAAACCTTACATCGCGACTGTTCCTAAAATGGATGTAGTTTCTCCTTCCATTCCAGATACTGCGGCAACAGCAGAATCTTCTGAAGAACTTTCTTACTTCGCCGATTTAGCAACTGCTAGCTAATGGATAATAGTGACTTATACGGATTTTTATTCTGTGTGCTATTAGTAATATGGGTGGCATCATCTTGGGGTAATCCCGATTTGATTGACGCCCTTATCTACTATCTTTCAGATGGATATTATAAAACTTAAAAAGGAAGACTATTCTGATTCTGGACTATTACGGGTGGAGGTGGTATATAAAATCCCTGACTAGAAGCATTATTAGTATTATTTTGATTGACAATTATCGGTGCATTAGATCCACTTTGTGTTCTCTTTACCGCGTCATTTTGTGTTTGTAATTGTGACAAGGATTGGGCAGCTTGCATAAAAAGACTTGTAGCCTGATTGTCTAAAACCATTTCTGGTGCGGCTGGTGTTCCATGAAGGACAGCCATTCCTGTACCTCTAACTAATCCACCTTCTTTAAATTGTGCCGATCTGGCTGCAATTATATTCATTACCTCTTTTGTATTATCAAGTCCACCAGTGAAAATGCTTTTATCTTCTGCTTGTTTTACGAAACTAGCTCTTAATTTTTCCAAATCTTCTTTACCCATACCAGCTACGTTCTTTTTCAAAGCTTCGGTATCTACATCTTTACTACCAGTATCAGTAATATCCCAATATTTTCTTGCCTCTGTTGCTTCTCCTCCTACACTAGAAAGCACACCTTTTACTGATGATACGATATTCTCAATCATAGTCTTGAACATTTCTATAACTTTATCTACTATACCAATATCTTTTCCATCCACACCTTTAAAGCTAAGTAAATTTCCAACCCATGCTTTAATCTTAGTAACTACTCCTTCTGGTCCATACATAAATGTCATTAATGACCAACCACCCTCATCTGTAGTACCTGCTTCTTTACCCCATGCAAATATACCTTTAAACCAATTTTTGACTTTAGTAACTATTCCTTCTGGTCCATATATAAATGTCATTAATGACCAACCACCCTCATCTGTAGCACCAGCCGCTTTACCCCACGAAAATATACCTTTAAACCAATTTTTGACTTTAGTAACTATTCCTTCTGGTCCATATATAAATGTCATTAATGACCAACCACCCTCATCTGTAGCACCAGCCGCTTTACCCCACGAAAATATTCCTGTAATCCAAGCTTTTACGGATGTCCATATACCACTTACATAGTCAGTTAAATTGGTCCATCCTGATGCGATTCCTTCAGATGCCCAATTCCATAATCCAGTAAACCAAGTTTTTACCTTTTCCCATGTTTCCATGACAAATGTAGAAACTTTAAAAGATTCATTTGGGTCTCCCCATCCGAAAAGATCTTGTACGAAATTTACTGCTAAGTTAAGGGGTAGCATTACAATATCTAAAAATGATGTAAAAAGTCCAGATAAACTTGTATCTTTAAATGTAAATAATTCTGTTACAAAATCTATTGCTCCGAATACAGCGGACTTTACCTTACCAACAAGATCAAAATCTGATACGGCTGACATATCAAATCCAAAGAATTCTCCAACCCATACTATTACATCTTGAACCATTTCTGCAATACTGAATATAAAGAAATCCAACAAACCCTTTATAGCTCCCCCAATACCACCCATAATCTTTTGAAACATATTACCTTCAGTACTTGCAAATCCTTTCATAAATCCACTAACCGCTTTCCAAAGTCCTAGTAGTATTGTAACAGGAAGAAATATTTTCCCTAAAAATTTACCTGCCCCCTTGACAAATTTTAACATTGATTTAATAGGCTTAAATAAAGTAGCACCAAGAGTAGTAATTAATTTTTTGATTCCCCCCTTCTTAAACAAATCTCCGATTGAGAAACCACCCATCATAAATTTCATTTTTAGCAAATCCATTAATCCGGATAACATTCCCCCTTTTTCTTCCTGGGGACGCCAATTAAGTACATTAACATCTTGAGCCGTTTTACCTTTTATAGCTCTACTAGCCTCTTTACGTGTTTCCTCTTCTCTCCTAGCTACGTCAGCAGATGCTCTCAACCCAGATCTATTTTGCTCAATCAAAATTTCTGTCAATGACTCCATGTTATTAAGTTTTGCTGTTGTAGTAGCATTAAGTGTAGAAAGTTTAGAACTAACGTCACTTAATTTTTTTACACTTTGGTCATTTTGTTCAGCCATTTAATGTCCTTATTGTTTTGCATTTTGTTCTTTGATTCTTTGATTTTCTTCTGTCAACCATTGCTGTAATAATAGTACATATACTTGTCTTTCAAATGGTATCATATTTTCTAGTTCTGTTAAACTCCACTTATGATGCTGGATCATGGCGAAGTTTGTTTGATAATAATTCACCAAGGAGTCGTGACACAGCGCTATGCGAAAAAAGAGTTAATTCCCTCAATCAACACTGGTTCCGATTTTTTACATTTGGAACATGACCATAAAACTTCTTTACTTAGTTTAGGCATATCTTCAAAAAAATCCTTAATCTTACTAAACTGTTCTGAAGTAAGGGATTCAATAAAATCAGTTAATTCTTTTTTGGTGGTATCTTTAGCCTTAAATAGTTCTTCACCTTCCCAGATATAATCAATACTATCTACAATCATTTTAAATGCTTCATCCGTAGTTGGGGTATCTCCAGAAATAATTAATTTTTGCATCGAATCTAGGTCAGGATATTTTAACTGTATACCAATTTCTTCTGTAATTTTTATTTTACCGTCACTTATTAATGAAGTATCAATTTCTACTTCATTGACATTGATTTCTAATTCACAAGTTTTTACACAATCCTTTTCTTCACAAACAAGAGAATCTGGTTTTTGTAGACTAATTTTTATAATGTCTCCAACCGATTTACCTCTAATCTGAAGAAAGAAGTATTCGATATCAAATGGTGCAAGAAGATTAACATTTAACGTACCTTCAGCACATGCATGTATAACATCTTTTACTGCTCTAGTTATTGCAGCACCACCTTCTTCTGATGCCATTAATAACAACTTTTCTTCTTTTACAAGAAAGGCTCTGTATTTAATTTTTTTCCCTGTTGATGGGATTGTCAATTCATAAGTGGGTGTTGCCACTTTAGGTAATGCCATAATATTCTCCTATAATAATTATTATTAAAAATCTCGTTCTCTACCTTGTCTGCTACCATTAGAATTGCGGCTTGAAGTTCGAGCACTAGTCAGTTCATTGGAATTTCCGTCTCTATTCCAATCTTTATATTGTATTCCCACGGTAAATTCAGAAATTTCACCCCCCGCTGTATCATATTCCAATTCTCCTAAACTGACAGGCCATGCTTCATTCAATGTAACATAATAACTTGCCTTTTCAGGAAGTAATTCTACATGATCAGGATAATGGTAAATCTTTACAGTTCCTGTCATGTTATCATAGTATGTCATATTACGATTTTGGGGGGGTTGTATAAGATTTATCCAATCTTCCCAAAATTTACGAGCAGCAAAATCATTAGTATTGTAAAAAGTTAATGTTGCGTTTTCGTATGAAACTCCATAGGGTTTTAATACTTCTATTCCATAAACTGTATCTTCAGTTGTTCGTATAGTTCGAGCTGGAAGGTCTACTTTGTTACATAAGAAGTTTATGTCAGTTTCCTGAAATTCTGTATTTAACGTATCAGGTGCTGTAATTGAAACACTAAATTTCCAGCTGTGAGCAAGTCCACCCCGATTTACAGCTTTAGCTAAAAAAGCTTTGGGTGACATAGTAGCATCTTTTGCCATGATTGTTCCTTGAGTTATAACTTAAAATTTTGAATAAATACTTTTACTTTCTCTCCACACTGTACTTTTGTGTGCTTTCTGAAATCTCTCAACAGGTAAGAAGAGGGCGGTTCCCCAATCATCTGCATTAACTAAAATCATTGCTGATCCCATTTTTGAATCTAAGTATCTTTTAATACACGGCTTTACTCTTTTAAATTTGTTGGAATCGCCTACCTTGTTGTAGTTTACTATCATCCTTGTTGAT